TGCATGAAAAGGTAAGGGATGAAGTGAGTAAAATTATGAACAATATTGATTCCGAGGATCCATTGATTATGATGCCGACAGTTGCAAATGTAAAAGATGAAGTTTATCCTAAAGCGAAAGCTGATGTGGGTAAAGGACGTTATTTTTATGTTTCCGATTTAGCATTTAATATTTCAATGAGAATGTTGTTATTACCACTTCTATCTTATTTACTGGAACATCCGTTTCAAAGTGGTATTGTAGGAGCAATAAATCCAGGTAGTCTGGATTGGGTTAAGATGTATGAACATTTATTGGAGTACAATGACGAAGGTTATGATTTTGATCAAAATCAATATGACTTGCGACAAAGTATTTTAATTTATTGGTATGTTATGTTTATGGTATATTTAGCAAAGAAGTTAGGATATTCAGAACGAGATCAACGTCGAGTTCGGAGAATAGTTTTAGTTAGTATGCGATATATGCTGTTTATGAAAGGTAATGTATATGTATGTTCATCAGGTCTTTTATCTGGTTTACCAGATACCCTGATCCGGAATAGTGTTATTGGTAAGATAGTTACTTACTATTCGTTTTATGTAGTTTTAGGTTTAGATACTGTTCTCAAGCCACGAGAATGGATCAGAGTTACTAATACAGGAGATGATAATAATACGGTTCCGAAGAAAGGTCTTCACTTAACTGGTGAGGATATTGTGCGGTGTGCGAAGGATTTAGGTCTTTCGATGACAGCTGCAGACAAATCTATGAATCTTGGTGCGAAAAAGATAACTGATATGATTTACTTGCAACGTGATTTTAAGGGTGCTTTGAAGAAAGAGAGTATCTATAAAAGTTTATGTTACAGTACCATAACAAGTGTCCCAGAGGAAGAAAGAAATCATGGAGCCATGTTGTGTGCCCTGAAGGAATTCTTTCTCCACGGAGAAGAAGATTTTGAAAGTTTTAGGAGTATTTATCTAGAAAAATATCCCAATGACGTTGTTCCTACATATGAAGATTATGTGTTTGAATATGAAGTCGGATTTATGCAAACGTGGAGAGGTAGTCCCGTAACCAGATGTGTTGCAGATTCGATG